TCGCCACCACTGACCTCAAGGGCTGGGTTGAGGATATGGGCGTGAGCGAACTAGAGTCTGATTTGATTGACACCGATGGTCGCGTGCTTGCCGTCAACATCCCTCAGAACGAGATGGAGGCGCTCGTCGTGCAGGCGCTGCTCGACATCGACACGCGCCTGAAGGCGCTGGAGTCACGATGACCCCACGCCAGATTGACCAACTGATCGAGCGCCTGGACTCGCACTCCGCCAAGCTGGATCAGGTGCGCTCGGATGTTGACAAACTCAAAGGAGGACTAGTGGCTATCGGTGCGCTGTTGTTCAGCGTGCTGATTCCACTACTCGCATCGCTGCTCGCTAAGTGAAGCGCGCCGCGTTCCCACTGCTGGGGATCGTCTTCAGCACGCTCATCTTCCTGCCCATCGTGCGCGCTGAGGATCTGCCGCAGCAGGGCGTGACGATGACCGTGTACCCAGAGATGTCGTGGCCGTTCGAGCCGTGGGTCACGCCACCGACAAGCGAGCCGTGCTACTCCGCCGTCGTGCCAAACATCGACTACGACTGGGGCGGCGCTCCACCGGCAGAGGGCTGCCCAGGCGACTTCTTCGTCATCAACTTCACAGGCTGGCTGACCGTGCCAGAGAGCGGCCAGTGGGAGTTCCTCAACTGGTCAGACGATGGCTGGAGGATGACGCTAGACGGCGTGCTGACGATTGATGACTGGAACTTCCACGGCTGCGGCGGTCACTGGTCAGGACCAAATGAGGGCTACTCGCAGCTCGTCGCAGGTCAGTCCTACGCACTCGACATCTGGATGTTCGAGTGGGGCGGTGGCGCGTGTGCGCGCCTGGACTACGGATCGCCAAGCGGATACGGCGTTGTGCCAACTGAGTGGCTGACTACCAGCGCTTTGCCAGCGCCCACTCCAACACCTTCACCAGAGCCAAGCCCAGAGCCATCTGTTGAGCCAACGCCAGAACCAAGTCCATCAGAAAGTCCATCGCCAGAGCCTACCCCAACCCCTACAGAAAGTGAGATGCCAAGTGTTGAACCAACGCCGATCCCATCACCGACTGCCACACCCCAGCCGTCGCCCACGGCCGAGCCGTCGCCAGTTCCTACTCCGACAGTCACCCCTACTCCTGATCCCACTCCTGTACCTACTCCTGAACCGTCAGTAGAACCAACACCGACAGAGACTGCAACGCCTGAACCAAGCGTGGAGCCAACACCTGAACCGACACCGTCACCAGATAACATTGCAGAACAAACTGTTGCGGCAGTTGGTGAGGCTGTCGCCGCTGTCGCTGAGACCGTCACACAGGCGATTGAGGCGATTACCAACCTAGGCAAGGATCTCTCACCTGCCGAGAAAGAGAAGGCTGCTCCGGTTGCTGTGGCAATCGTGATCAGCCAGGTGGCAAGTGCTGCTGTGGCTGCTGCATCTAGCGCAGCGGCTACGGCGAGAAAGGCAAGCAAGTGATCAAGCGCATCATCGTTGATCTCGTCGGTGGGGCCTGGACCGTGATGGGCCTGGGCTTTGCTGTAATCGTCCTGCCCTCAGGCCCTACCCAAGACACGATGGCCGCACTGTTCGGCGGTCTTACGCTGATCTGGCTACTGACTGGACCACTTCGGTGGATGGAGGGTTGATGGCACACACAGACCACATCGAGCAGGTACACCTACAGGGCTGGACGCGCGTTGATGTTGCGCCTATGGAGTGGGTCGCGGTCGTACCAAACGACGATCACACCGCATTCGGCGGCACGCTCTGGCGCATTGAGAACGACGGCAAGGAGTACGCCGTGGGCGTGACGGCTGGTCACCCAGTCAGCGCCGCTCTGGACTACGACGCAGCCGGTCGCGCACTCGCAGTGTTGATCAAGCAGGAGAACGCAGCGTGAAGTACAAGGTCAAGTCGCAGCTCTACTCGGACGCTGAGGCGCAACTAAAGGGCGCCAAGCAGATCCTTGATGATTGCACCTGGTCATCCTGCGCGGCCGCAGTCTCGTGGGCTTCTGGCTACACGGTTGACTACAGCGCCGCTGACGGCGTAGCAGCAATGAAGAAGGTCACCGGCCGCAAAGATGTGCAGGGCAAGTCCGACAACGGCGGCTCTCTCGCCGAGGCTGCCAAGGTCGTCGCGCACCTAGGCGGCAAGGCTCGCTACGCGAAGTCGTGGGAGGACGCAGTTGCCGCTGCCAAGGGTGGCGCGGCGCTACAGATCTGGGTTCAGCAGGCAGTGCAATACCCAGAAGGCGTGAAGATCAGCGCGTGGCACGACCGCTGGCACAAGTGGTGGAGCAAGCAACAGCCAGAGAAGATCAAACTTGGCTACGGCCACATGGTTTCGGCTGGCTTTGACTCAGAGGAGAACATTTGGTATTTCGCCTGTCCCACTAGGGACGAGCGTGTTGCCGCTGAGAAGTACGGCGTGCCGGTGACTGAGGATCAGCTTCGCCAGATTGCCAACAGCAAGTCCAAGGCAAAGAAGGCTGGCGTTGACTACAAGTGTGTGCTGATCGTGACGCACCCAGGCAAGCCTGCCGCGCCAAAGCCGCTGGACAATCACACGCCAGTTGCAGCGCCAGTTGCCGCTCCTGTGGTAGCGCCAGCACCTGCTCCTAAAATCGCCGTACAGGCACCTAGGAGCCACGCAGAGCCACGAAAGGTGGCAAAGGGTACTAAGACACCTGACGCTGTACAGGCGCAGTTGGATCAGATCGGCAAGGCTGACTGGGGCGCAATCGCCGCAGACGGTCTGGCCGTCATCAATGCAGCAGCCGCTGCGACTAGAAAGGAAAAGGGTATGAACCGCATCTGGGCAGGTATCAAGTATGTCGCCGCGAACACGCAGATCGATGAGATCGCGCTGGACTTTGTCCGCACCTTCCTCACGGTCAGCATCTCGGTGGCGCTCGGTCTCGGTATTCCACTGCTGGATATGAGCACAGGCGACTATCGCACGGTCATTAGTGCCGGTCTCAGCAGCGGTCTGGGAATTTTGATTAAGGCCCTAGATCGTGACAATGGGGCATACGGCCTCAAGCGCAACTAACCGTGCCAGTCCGAGTCAAGCGCCCCTACGGCACTTGCTCGGTCTGTGAGCTACAGAGCAGGGTCTGGGAGGTCGAGTCTGAAGGCGTGCTGCTCTGCGGCATCTGCCTACGGCTCTTGATCGCCTTTGCTCTAGAGGACTCATCTCAGCCGTCCTAGGCGGCTTCCCCTGGGTGGCTCCTCCTCCACCCAGGGGACTATCCACCCTGCATAAAAGATATTCACACCACTTCTTGTGCTTTAGGGGTTGACGGCTGCTTGCCGTTGAGCGTATGATGCCTATGTCAGGCAGGACTCAGCCAATCGGCTGGACTGACAAGGAGGTCAAAGTGGTAGAAGTACAGAACGCAGGACTCTATCGATTCACCGGTGATGGCGAGGCGCGTTGCCAAGATTGCGTCATCAATGTCCTTGAGGTAAACCCAGGTATGCGCCTATCTGACTGGGTTGAGGACGAGCTTGGCGAGACCGCCTGCGATGCGTGCGACGCAACGGTTGTCTTCAATTCCTAAATACAGGAGGACAGATTCTATGAAGACCAAAAGGGTTGCGAACTTTGTAGTTCGCTCACATTTCGTATCTGATTACGACTCGCTGGAAAGAGAATCAATCCAATCCGCTCAATTGAAGTCGGACATCATTGACGGTATCGGCTACGGAATCTTCATCGCGTGTTTCATCATCGTGTTAGTGGTAGGAGGGTCACTGTGAAAATCAACCGTAGGTCTACGCCACAGACATTCAGCCGCGTCGTTGGCGGCAAGGGGACGCGGTACTACGATCCGCGCACACCGGACAATCGCAACCGACCTAAGTCGGACTTTGCAGGTCTGCGTGAATACACCGAGATGCCGAGCTTCGCTGAGATGGCGACCTACGCCATCTTCGTTGCATCGATCATCTTCGTGTTGATCGTTGGCGGTTCGCTATGAAAGTGAATCGCAGGTCCACCCCACAGATGGTCAAGCACAAGTCATTCGTCAGCGATTACCAGCGCCTAGAGCGAGAGGCGCACAACCGTGAGCGCTTCAGTCTCACTGTCGCCTTGATGGCGTTTTGGGTACTGGCCGTGCTGGTCTTTCAGTTGGTGATCCGATGAGGTGCGCCTACTGCAAGGGTCCAGTCAAGACCAAGTCGACACAGCCGCGCGATCAGATCTGCGGCGTCTGCTGGGCGCTCTTGATTCAGATCGCTAAGAGCCAGCCAGTATTTGGGAGGACACAGTGAGCAAGCGCTTTGAGTTTGTATCCGCACCGCAGCGGAGTCCAGAGTGGTTCGAGATGCGCAAGGGCGGCATCACCGCCACCGGCATTACCGCGATCAACGGCACATCGCCATACAAGACGGCCTACCGACTCTGGGCAGAGTTGACTGGTCAGGTCGGTGAGCAGGAAGTCGGAGCGGCCGCGCAGCGCGGTCAACTGCTAGAGCAGGCAGTCGCCGATTACTACACCGCTGAGACTGGCAAGAAGCTGCGAAAGAGCAACGGCATCGTGCGCCTGAAGGAGCATCCTTGGGCGATGGCATCGCTGGACCGCACCATCGTGGGCGACACCGACGGCCTCGTAGAGATCAAGACCTCAACGAGCAGCCGCTGGCAGTTGTACCCAGTGCCGCCTGAATATATTGACCAGGTGCAGTGGCAGCTCTTCATCACTGGCGCGTCGTACTGCGATGTCGCCGTGCTGCTCTCTGGCTTGGTGTTCCGCATCGAGCGCGTAGAGGCTGACCCTGTCTACCAGACGCAACTGTTCGACAAGGCCGTGCTGTTTCGCGAGTTGGTGCAGTCCAAGACTCCGCCACCTCTGACCGGCAACGACAGCGACACGCTCGCTGAAGTCAAGCCGCAGAGCAACAACACCTACGCCGTGGCTGACGCGCAGCTGGACCACATCGCTCGCCTCTACATCGAAGCGAAGGTGGAGGCAGAGGCTGCCGATGCCGCGCTG